AGATGTCCAGTATTATTTTATTCGACGCGGTGCGACTCCGCGCGGCGCGCTTCGAGCGCGTCCCACAGCTCCTGCAGCGCGCAGAGCTGGCCAGCCGCGTGCGCCAAGTAGCCGGCCTCCTTCGCGGTCGCCATGGTGCTGCAGAGGGTGACGGCGTCGGCGATGCGGTCCTGTAGCTCTAGCATGACAGCGATGAATGCGTTGGGTGCCTGCTCGCGCGAAAAAGCCAATGCGCCTTTGGGTTCGTAGTTGTTGGACGGCTCGTAGCGATCCACCGGTATTGTTTTGGTTTTTGTGAACATAGTCATGTTTGCTATTTGCGAATGGCGAAGGGCTATATCCAGAAGGGATACATGAGGTTGTTGGCGGCGACGACGTGCGGTCCACACTCGCGGCAGATCGGGCCAAGGTGCCGATCAACGCCATGCAGGTCTTCCATACGAAGCTGCTTGGAACACACGCCGCATTTCGGCGGCTCGTCGCTGCGACCGCGCCATGGACGGGTGCGCGTTGGCGGCGGAACGACTCCAGAAATGCCCATCAGTAAGCTCCTCCTCCACGGGCCATGAGTGTCTCGCCGTCCACGTTGCCGGCGCCTGAGAGCGCAATAAATTTGACCGCATCAACAGGGTCTTTTGTGGCCCCCTTTTTACCGTCCGCACCTGTATACGTCGAAAGCGCGTAGATCGTGTTCTTACAGCGCTCCGAGATGTAAAGCTTTGGCTGGTTCAGTGCGCTAATCGGCTGCTCGGTATTGTAGTGCAACAGCGAGTTGACCATGGCGACGCCTTCGTCAATCGAGTCGGCTGGCGCGGCGAGAAAATCCACGCCAAGCTCGCTCATCTCATCGATCAGCGTCGTCGGCATCTCGCGTGCGAGCGTTGGCGCGTTGCCAAAGCGGCTGTCCATGTATCTCTCAAAGATTTTCTCGCCGTTCTCGACGCGTTTAATCTCCTCGACGTATCGCTCGAGGCCAAAGCCGAAGTCGCTCTGCGCCGGTCCCGCTTTGCCGTCGAGTTTCTTGCCGTCCGGAAGCGCCCATTCTCCCGCGTAGCCAATCGACGGGATATAGTCGCCGTCCATGCTCGGCCATTCGCGGTAAATGATGCAGCGGCCGGCTTTGTCGTGGACCGACCAGAGCATAAACCAGTTCCTGCCGCTCGCCGGATCGACCCACTGATACCGCGTGCCCTCCGGCACGTCGCTGTGCCGGATGACGTGAACCTTCTCGTTGAATAACGGAAACCGTCCGGCAATCGCCTTGGTCGGCACGCCATAGGCGCGACAAAGTATGCGCTCGCGGGTTTCGTTCTGCAGCTCCTTGCGCATGCGGGACCATCCGGCCCATGGATTGCTGCGCGTGTGGAAGTAAAGCACCGGCCGGTTGCGCGTGCTCATCTGCAGGATCGGCACCTTCTCGTATCCGGTGATGATTTGCTCGCCGTCCTTCTCTGCGCGCTTGGGCAGCAGCTCGGCGTCGGCCTCCTCGACGGTTTTGGCGCCGTTGAGGTACGACGCCACGGTCGGGCTGTAGCCTTGGACCGGCGTAAACGTCACCGCGAGGCGTCCGTTGCGGTCTACGAGGCGAAACCGGAGCGTTTCGAGCAAATCGAGACCCACCAGCTCATCGCACCACGCCATATCGAGTTCCGCACCTTCTATGACACTCAAATCTTGCGCGTAATTTTTGAAGCAGCAGATACTGCCATTCGGTGCAACGAACTTGGCCTCCGAGAAACCGTTTTTGACCGTATAGCTGATGTTTGTGACCTGACTTTTGCGCGCATTGCGCCACTCGGGGGGCATAAACTTCCACAGACGCGGCTGCTGCGACTCGATGCTGGTCGCGGATGTCTCGGCGAAGCACCAGACGACGGCGCCGGCCTTGCTGTGCATCAATTTGATGACTTCCTTCGCCGCCCACTCCGTTTTTCCGCTCCTATTTCCGCCCATGACGAGCAATTCGCGGTGCTTTTCGAGGAGTTCGCTGGCCTGCTTCCACAGCGGCGGCACATAGCCAAAGCGAAACGGGTCGCTCGCCTCGCGCGCGATCAGTTCCTCCCGCGTTTTTAAATACTTCCAGCCTTCCTCCGGCCCCAATTTGCTCAGAAGATCGGTGTCGATCTTCATCACCGGATGCTCGGACGGCTGAAACCGTTGTTTCTGCTCGTTCACTCCCTCGCGCAGACTCCGCTGCGCTCTCCCTCCTAAAATGTAATGGGCGCCGACAGGTTGACGCACGGCCCTCCCCAGAGCCGGTTGTTAGTTTAATCCGTGTCGGCGCCCAAATTGCTGATGTCCAAAGTCGGATTCTCGGAAAAATGAAACTGGTCGGTGCGCACATGCAGTGGTTGCCCGCCGGCCTCCGGCACAAACGTCCAGATGTCGTTGGCCATGCCGCCCTGCGGCTGCACATAGAGCAGCCACGCGGTGCCGACGCCGTTGACCTCGGCGCGCATGGGATATGGCGCCCAGCTAATCATTGCCGCTCGATGACCGCCCTAAAGTCCGACACCGGTATGTCCACGCACGGCTCGTTGTCCGCCGCGCACCGGCTGCTGTTTGGCCGGTAGAAAAAGCCGACCGGATACTGCTTGCGCGTGATGTCGAGCGCGTAGATGCCTTCGGTCCACTCGACAATGAGGCTGGTCGGCAGGATGTCGCTGTATTGCATGAGACCGACGTATTTCTGCAGGCTCCACCGGAACGTCGGGTATTCGTCCTTCGAGTTGTAGCGCCGGCGCGCTTCGACCCGACGCTTGGCCACGCCGCCGCGCATGAAGACGGCGTCAACCGGATACGCCTTGCTGCAGCGCTCGATCTGGTAGCCGTATTTGTCAGCAACCTCCTGCAGCATGCGCGCTTCGACTTCGCGGTGTTGTTCGGTTTCAAAATACATAGAGCGGCCTCCGTTTTATGCGGTTACGGAGACGGGGGTATGAAATGACCAGCCCACAACGGCCGCCGCATTCCCGCTCGCTCTATAAAGTGTGACGGCGCCCCAATGGTCGCGCTCCTTGGGGCTGGGCATACCGGCTTGCTCCGAGACGCACACCACCATGTGCGCCTGCGCGAACCCGCTTTTGCCGTCAGATAAATTCATTTGCTTTGCTTGCGCTTGCGCATCTCGGCGCAGAGGGCATCCGCTTTTTTCTTTGCCTCGCGTGCGACCAGTTTTTGCCGCTGGCTTTTCAGCAGCGTGATGGTCTTGTCGATTTCTTCGATCTCCGCGGTCATAATTGTATACTTCTCCATAAAGTCAGAGTTGAACGGTGATGTGCCATAGGCCGATCTGCGCCACCGCGTAGCCAAACCAAACCACGCCGTTCCAAAAGTTGTGCTGTATAAATGCCTGATCAACGGCCACCGCGAAGTAAGCCAATCCGACCAAGGCGATGAGGATGGCGCTGGTCATTCGATCACGCGCCTCCACTTGTCCCGCCACATGCTGCGCGCCATGACGCCGGCGGCTTCGGCCACGGCTTCTTCGCTGAGGTGCGGGAAGCAGTCGTGCAGCAGCTCATGCACAATCGTGTCCAGCTCGTTGATGCCGCTTTGCCGCGGATCAATGAATACACGGCCATCACCCATAGTGAGTCCGTCCGCCTTCTCGCGGCCGAGCTTCCTACGGATGATGGCTATGTATTTGCGGCGGGGCATCAGGCAGCTTTCTTGTAGCGCAGCGTTTTGTAGTGAAGGTCGAGGCGGGCCTTGAACAGTTCCCACTCGTTGTCGCTGCTGAACATCCACTCAATCGAATGGTCGTTTGACTTCTCCTTGCCGATGCGGACGACGGCTCGGCGCTGCACGCGCTGGTCCGGCCGGTTTTCATTCCACAAGCGCTCGTAGGCTGCGAGCTGCAGCTTCTGGCTCAGGTAAATGCCGGACGAAGTCTTCCAATCGAGCAGCACAATGCGCCCTTCCTTGTCTACGGACGGCGCGTCGATAGTTCCGCCAAACAGGTGCTCTTCGCTGACGAGCTGCACCTCCGGCTCCAACACGG